GTAAATTCGTGGTACTCTGACTGCCAAATACTGACAGCGGAGATGTTTGTGCTGACCTTAATAGACCTATTGTCCGTTAAGGAAAACTTACTTCCTTTAGCGTTCAGCTTAACACCGCGGACGTAACGGGAATTCCATTTATCCAAGGAGGTGTTATTTGGTTTAAGACTGTCCATCAGCTTTCCAAACAGGAAATCTGACTTGTCGAATCGTAAACTCAGTGATTTAAGAATTAATCGCGGAAATTTCCACACACCAAACGAATACCCACTCAAGGGTGTATCGTGGTGTAAGTAGGAATCAAACTCCTCATCAGAATACGGACCAACCAAACCTAACAGTTTGACAGGTATCCATTTTCTAATTAATTTAAGAGTATGCGATTCATCGATATCCCAACGCAATTGAAGCACCCTCTTTATACGATTATAATCGTTGAAGATACTAGGTGTGAGTTGAGGATGTTCATTCAAAAATACGGGCCTAATTTGCTTTCCGTGAAACCAGTCGGCGCCGCAACTTTCTCGAAATGGTCCTGAAATAAAGGATTTTTCTCGATTAAGCTGGAAGCCTGCACATTCTAAGGCTGTTATTGTTCTCTCTACCAATGCAGTTTCCACGATGATATCATCACCGTAAATTGCACAAGTATTAGAATCGTAGAAGCCATTAGCCTCTCGTTGCACTCCGTAAACAAACGCGGCAAAGACGAGGGTTTCAAGCGCAAAAGTGTAACCGTTACCCATGGATGAGATTTTCTCGTACCGAGATCGTCTCCCCTCAAATTCACCCGAAGGAGATCTTAAGGCCATAAAGTAGTCACACCAATCGGGTGGTGCAAGTAGCTGAATTAGTTTTGTAGAAATGCTATCACTAGCACCCTTTAAATCTAACGTAGCAAATGTTCCTCTAAGGGAACCCCGACGAGCCAATTCCTGATTCTTCTCTTGGTCATTGATGTTAATTCCCCAGCGTAACAAACGCCTTCGAATGTAACCATCGACACCAAGCTGAAGATATAAATTCATTGCTGGCTCAATTGCTATCGAACGCTCAGTTTTAGCGTTCTTT